TCCAACACGAATTTCAATGAAGTCATTGATCTGGTTGTTGGTTGCGGGGTTTGAGTTGGTGTGGTTGGTGGAGAAGTCTACAAACCCATTAACCACAAGATTGGTGGTTGCCGTCACTGTGCCAGTAGCAGTGAGAGTTCCAGATGCCGTTACATTGGAAAAGGATACATTGTTAGAGGCACCGAGGCCAATATCTGAGCGAAGTTGTGGTGCTATGTTTGTGTTGCCAAGCAGTTCAAGCACTTGACCAGATGGAGTCCCTTCAATAATGATCCCACTGGAACTTATGCCAACGTAAAGCGAGTTTGTTCCATCTGTTCCAACGCTAAATTGACCACTCGCACCAAGTTCTAATGAGTTAAAGGTGACATTGTTAGTTGAGCCGAGGCCGAGGTTGGTGCGGGTAATTGCCCTATTTGAATCGCTGTTGAATGATAAATATGCTTCAAATGCAAATTCGTTGGCCGTCCAACTTAAAACGGATTGACCGCCAGAATCATAAAATTCTTGGTTTGCAAGACTGATAATTCCATTTGTTCCATAAATAAGTTGTTCTGTGGTAACGTTGGCAAAAGTAACATTATTTAACGCCCCCAACCCAATGGCCGTGCGAAAATTGGTGATATCGGTATTAGTGAGCCATGTGGCACCGAGGCCGAGATTAGTGCGGGTGGTGGCTGCGTTTGCTGTTGCGTTGGTGCCAGAGAAGTAGATGGGTTCAACAAATGCAACGTTATGGTCGAACTGCCACACATCATTGTAGTAGACAAACTGCACAGCCTCGTCAAAGCGGGTCAATGTGATCAGGTTATTGGTCGATCCCGCCCGCTGAACCCGCGTCATGGAATTGGTTGGCCCCTTGTGGACAACAATGGCCACATCTCCCTCAAATGTTAGCGTGTTAGTCGGGAGGACAATAGTGTTTGTTACATTTGCAATGTTGGTGGCCAGACTGTGGACATGGAGGAATCGGGCTGGAGTGATGTTGGTTGTGAAGTTTGTAACTGGCAGGGACTCAATAAATGTCGTTGTAATCGGGGCCGCTTGCCAGAAGTTGGTCGGGCTTACAACCTCTCCGTTGGTGTTGACCAAGACTGGATTGGTATTAGACCCAAAGAGTGCCGCTTGGAACGTTGCGGCGTTAGTGTTGGTGAGGCCGCTCCAGCCAAGGCCGAGATTGCTTCTTACATTAACATCGTTCCATTGGCTATTAATTTCTACTGGATCGGAATCTGATGGAATTGTCAGAACACTTTCATCATCAATTGTGTCATAGAATCTTATAAGACCACCGACTCCACGAATGCTCATATTTTCAGATCCGCCAACACGCAAAATGTTAAACTCAACTTCATTTGTGATTCCTAAACCAATCGCCGTGCGGAAATTGGTGACATTATTGTTGGTGAGCCATGTGGCTCCTAAACCAAGGTTGGTGCGGGTGGTCGCTGAAGATACATTTGAAAAAAATATTCCAGTCGGCGTCAATGAAACCGAGTTAGTGCCATCTGAATTTATTACTGAAAAAGGATTAATTACTGTAAACTGTGATCCAATAATACTATTTGTAATTGTTAATCCTGCAAAACTTGGATTATTATTTGTTCCAAGATTGATTGCGGAGCGAAAGTTATCTGCACTTGTATTCGTAAGTGCAGACCAGCCCAATCCAAGATTGGTTCTTGCTGTTGCGGCGTTGGTAGCTCCTGTTCCGCCCGATGCAATTGATAGAGTTCCAGAAATATTGGTTAACGTGGTTGACGGAATGTTGGACGCTGGAATAATGCCAACCAAATTTGCGGACTGAAGATTTGTTAAATTTCCGCCATTACTCGCAGCCAAGTTGGAAAGCGTGGAAGAAGAAGTTTGAAATGCGGATGCGGGATTTGTTGCGGCGGTTCCTAATCCCAGTCCCGTGCGAGCGTTGGAAGCATCGGCGCTCCAAAAATTTGTAGGCTGAACTACGGCATTGTTTGTTCCAACCAGAACGTTTCGCGTTTGCCCGAAGCCCGAAACAACCAAGGCTCCACTGATAATAAGTGAGAGAATATATTTCATTGTTACATTAGTCGCTTCCAAACCCGCTTGGTTCCTGTTTGGCTATCATAGTCGTTGGGTCGGACTACAAAAGGAAGATTTTGGGCATCGGTGCCATTGGTTAGTTGATAAATGGCAGGAAGCCCATCGAGAATAAGAAAAATAACAATACCAACCGCATAAGTTCCACTGACTGTATTAAGGCTGTCTAGATTAGTTGATCCACCGCCATCCAATCCAGTAATTGAAGGTTCAACACGAAGGATATTAACGCTAGGAGTTTGAATCGTGGTTGAAGAAACCCCAATAACACTAGAAGACGGAATAGGAATACAGATCTTGCTCATTTATCGGGTAACCTCTGGTGAAATGATAACATTGCCTTGCAGGATTCGGGTTGTGACGGCCCCGTTGTAAAGCTCAATGTCATATACGGCTTTATCACAAACCGAGAGCGATGCCGTGTCAGACGCCGAAATAAACAGCTTAATAGATCCTGTAGTTTCATTCAAAACAATTCTACCATTAGTTGTGGACAATTCAAGGATTAGTGCTTTAGATTCGGGCTTAGACCGAATGTGCATCTTAGCCGTATAACCAGAAAGATCCACGGGAGCCGAAGGTTCACCCGTTTCATAAAATAAAGTTTGATTGAAGGTGGCACCTTGAAACACGCAGATATCCGCCTCCGCAATCGGTAGTTGAGCCATAAATGGCAAATAGAATCTACCAATTCTTCTTTATAGTCAAGGCTTGTTTGAGTTTTTTAAACGTCTCTTTGTTGAGCCGTTTCTTTTCCTCAATCGCTTCACTACCCGCCATCGCCCCAAATACTTTACGGGCCACAAAAAGTCCCACAGCAAATGAGTCGAATAAGTCGGGGGACTTGCCGATCCGCTTCTTCATGTCTGTTTTAGACTCAATGATGATCTTTCGGGTTCGGCGCACATACTTCCTCTGGGTCATTTCCCATGCCAGATCAGGAGTAATTCCCTTGAGTTGTTCACATTCTAGGAAATAGCGGGCAGCGAAGCAGAGTTCTGAGGCCATATTGTGGAACAATTCCTTGCCGACTTGGGGCTTTCCTGTGACTTCGTTCCTCATGGCATATTGGGCGCTGACTGGTAAATCTGATGCCGCGCCCGCAAAACTCACTGCATGCCAACCTTTTAGGAGTTCCCGTTCACCAATTGACCAGAAAATACCGCCCGCCGAAGCATCCACTCCCATCCATTGATTCGGGATTCCCAGCTTAAGAGATAGATCGTGGATCTGTTGGATCATCTCGTATTGGAAGTCTTCTTGAGACCCAGCCCTTCTGTTGAGGACATATTGTTTTTCGACAGCTATCGCCCACTTGCCACTGATCAGCTTGCCATACTTGAGATGGGTAAACACAAAGCGGTCACCTCCCTCAGTGTAGCTTGGATCAATTCCTGCAATATCTTTCGGGGTTCCGTCCCATATTGGCTTGTCTAGCGCCCCATGGCGGGCTAGTAGGATGTCCGAGACAATCGTGGAGTCATCGGCGTCTGCGGGGGGCCAAAAGCCCCTAAACTTTCTCCAATACTGCGGATTGAGTTCTCCGAGTTCTTTTTTGGCAAGGGCCACATCATTGGGTTTGGGAAGAAACGGATAACGCAACCCCTTACCAGCATCGAATGACTGTTGGTTCGGATTGTCGTTCTCTGAATCAAACCTGATGCACACCCCCTCGATACCAGCCACCCGTATCTTCCAGTTCGGGGTTTGCTCGTCCACACTCATCCATCCCTTGATGGGTTCGCAGAATTTTCCATGGGGGTCAAAAATGGAGGACGGGTTGCCAGCGCCAACAATATAAAGCTCTTGTGCGCCCTTGAATCCCCAGACTGCCTCGTTGATAACCGAAGCCGAGCAGTCTTGTAACTCGTCAATAATCAACACGATACGACGATTTTTCTTACCCTGAAGTCGCTTCTGAGCATCGTCTTTGTATTCATCACCAGCCGCTAGAAGCATAATGGAGGATGCGTCACTCACGCCTGTTTCAGGATCAATAACAGCGCCCTCCTCATCCGAAAGCTTGATGATATCCATGGACTCAATGAGCCTACCAGATGCTAACCCCATGTTTCGGGCTTCGCGATACATCTTGACCAACGCTGCCCAGATACGCTGTTTGGCGTCAATTTTGCTCGTAGAGACCACAATGGTCATTGTATTGATTGGGTCGCAGAACCAATTGACCAGCGCAAACGCCGCCATCCCGTAGGATTTACCAGAGTCCGTTCCGCCAGCGAGACCAGTAACGCTTCGGACAAATCGGTTGCCTGTAGCCTCGTCCACCTCATAGACTTGGTTACAGAATGCCTGTGCGCTGAGTTCCGCCCACCTGTGCCATTGGAAGGTTGGCCAGATTGCCGAGACAACATTGCGATAATGTCGAGCCTTGCCGAGCCCTCCTTCTTCGGGGGTAAGACCCTGCAAGAAGGCGTCCATCTCAATGCGGATTGGCGTAATTGCCTGTCCGTCTTTGGGTAACCACAACCTCCCGTATTTCTCTATCCCTTGATCAACTGTTGCCATTTATGAAATTTATACTAAAC